CATTGCAACTACAATACTAGATGCGTAGATAAATCCTTGTCCACCACTAATTTTATCATCTGGGTTGAACATATCTTGTGATGCGTAAGTGTGATTAGTACATACTAGTCCTACGTTATGTGAACCGATCATATTAACAGTATTACGAACTAATGAAGTAAGTGCTTTAGGTTTACGACCCATATCACCCTTCATATCACCTTTATTAAACTGATCTACATCAGTTGGTGTTAGTAACATACCCAAGCTATCAATAACAAACAACACCTTAGGTCGGTCTGTATCAGCCATTTCTCTGTATTCTGACATAAAGGTACTAATAGTTTTAGCAACATCGTCAATCATCGACATGTTAAGTTTTAGGATTTTCTTTTCGTCTGTGTCTACATTAAGTGCTTGTAACCATTTTTCATCTAATGCATTTTCACTATCAATTAGTACAACAAAGATCCCTTGATCTTGTGCCGCCTTGACAATGTTACCTGCACAAATGTATGATTTACCTGCACCTGATTCTCCAGCAAATACAGTAACTTTGCCTAAAGGAACACCTTTATTAAAGTCACCACTTACTAGATAGTTTAGTGCATAATTACCGGTACTGACCCAATCAGTTGGATCGTTAAAGCCTGAACTCATACCTGTAATAGATTTTGTTAAGTTTTTACGAAACTTAGAAACGTCGAATGCTCTATTGGTCATAATTTCTCCTTGTCCAATTATTATGAGGGTGACTGTTTCCAGCCACCCTGCATAACACTATTAGTTGGTTTGACGTGAGCGGATCATTTTTAAAATGTCTTCCGCTTTATTATTATCCGTTGCCGGTGCTACTTCTTCAGCAACTGCGTTAGTAGTAGCTGATGCTTCTACTGCTGGAGTTACCGGAGTTGGAGTTACCGGAGTTGGACTTGGACTTGGAGTTGCGGCCTTAACAGGATCTCCTGTACGAGCCGACATTCCCGCTGGGCGGAAATAACTACCAAATTTTTCCATGTCATACGCTTCGCCATCTACAGATTTTTCAAACATCTCTTTGATAGCGGCAACTTCTACTTCGCCTGGTTTCTTAGGTAAGTAATCGTTTAACGTATACAAGCCATGATCTTCTACAGCTTTATACTCATCTTCATTTAATGGACGCTCTCTACGTGCCCAAGTTGAAGTTGAATAGTCTGCATAACCACCTTTAGAAGTTTTAGAAATTCTAAAGTCTACACCTGCTGTATAGTCGGTTGGCATTTCTTGCATGTCAGGATCCATTAATGCACCCTTTATGATTTGGAAAATTTGAGGTCCAATAATAAAACGTCTAATTGGATTTGTTGGAGTGGTATCCTCGCTAAGAGGGTTATCAGTTACAAAGCCCTGGAATACATATGAACGTTTCTTCCAATACTTACGTCCCATATCTTCTAGGTTTTTATCTTTGAACCAACCACGTACTTCTGAAAGTACAGGACAAGTTTCGCCATACATTTCCATACATGGAACTTGCACTTGTATAGGTCGCGAATCAGACTGATTCGAAACTCCTGCAAAAGGTAGTTTGATCATCAATCGTTCTTTCCAGAAAAAAGTATTATCTTCATCTCCGTCTGGTAAGAAACGAATCGTTGCCGACTCACCTTCTTTTAAATTCCAAAATGGGTAAATTGCGTTGTCGCCGCCGCTTGACCCGCCTGAAGAGCGAGTTTCTTGTTCTTTTAGTTTTGCACGAATTTCTGCTAGTGTTGCCATAATTATAGCCTCCTTGAGTTGTTGTTAAGCCTTCGTTGCTTGTGCCTTGTTAATAGTAGCACATGTTACATGATACTATCTTTTACTTAGTAAGTCAAGTTCTTATTTGCCTTATTAATAATAGTAGCACATGTTAAACATTATACTACGTTCTACTTAGTAAGTCAAGTTCTTATTTGCCGAAAAAGTGGATTTACTGGGGGATACCAGCCAATTGTTTTACACGAGACATTTCGTCGTCTTGGTTATGAAACAATTTTGTAATCATCTTTTCTGCAAATGGTAAACTCTTCTCACCAAATTCTTTTTCTACGGAAGTTAAAACTGCCGTTTCGCCTTTTGGAAATTTGTTAGTAGTATAATCATAATAACTTTTGATTAGTTCTTCTAGTCTTTCCGATGGTTTTCTTTTGTCGCCTTTATCGTCTTTCCCGTCCTTGCCTTTTTGTTTTAACATCTTTTTAATTATTTCAGGATCAAAGTTTTGTCCCTTATCTGGATGTCCGAGTGGTGCCGCCTCTGCAGGTACTTCTGCAGGTACTTCTGCAGGTACTTCTGTATCTGCTGTATGATCTGCATCGTCTGGTCTACCTAATTGTATTTGGTCCATAACTTCTGGAGCCTTAGCTTCTATCCATTTCATTACAAGTGGTGTTACGTTAATGTCGGAGTCTTTTTGTCCAATTTTACGGAACATTTCTTGTAGTTTTGGATCATCAATAACTCCTGCTAAACTTGAAATAGCATTCGCACCATTAACACCTGCTGGAAAATGATCAGCTACTAATTCGTTAATTTTACTAATTGCTTGATTTTTAGTTTCTTCGTCGCCGTCTAATATTGAATTCTCAGCTTCACCAACAATATAAGAAATAGCTTTTTCATATGCTGATATTGGATCAAATGCTTGTGGATCCATTTCTTCGTCGGTACTATTACCTTGTACTTTATCATTAGCATCTTCAGATGCCCGTTGCATTATCTCTTCAAAGTCAGCTTCAAGTGGCCATGCCTTAGGTCCATCATCAAAATCATGTGAATTTATTCTACCTGGATTGTTTTCGTCGTCTACATAACCTTTAACTGACTTAGGATCAACTGTTACAGTTTTTGATTCTGGATCAATTTGAGCTGTATAAGTTACTCCACCCGGAGATAGTTCTCCATCATCTCCAGTAAATTCCCACTCTACATCACCTTCAATTGTGTTTGAATTATCTTCTAACATCTCTTCTGGACCAAGTTCGTTAACTTTTTTAGAATCATTAATAAGTTTATAAACATAAGGAAATACGCTTTTTAATTCTTCATTAAATGATCTAATAGTTAATTCATCAATCCAACTGTTACTAACATCTTCTGGAACATCTTCTAATACTTCTTGCTTATAATTATCAACAGCATTTTTATAATATGATTCACGTTGTAATTTTAAAACTTCGTTCTTAACAGAAGTTAATCGTTCATTAACAACGTCAACATAACCCTTTAAGCCTTCTGCCATTACTGCACTACGATTCATATAAGTTTTAAATTGACGTAATTTAGAAAGTTCTTCGCTGAGTGAAACGATATGTTTTCCAAATTCATCATAAAGATTTCCACCTTCAGCAACGTGTCGGGCTAATGCTCTCGCACCGTTTAGGTGTCTAAATGGATATTTAAATCTTTCGCCATTATCGCTTTCAATATAAATGCTATGAACGTGTTGCGTTCTTGATCCAGCAATTTCTGGGTTAACTGCTTGTGTGTGTTTAAGTACTAAACGAGCCTTGTCGACATCTTCATAGCTTGTTCGACTCGTTCCGTACATTTTAGATTCACTCATTGTGTTGTCTCCGGAGCTATTTTTAGTTAGGTGTGCATAATCTCGCTTATCAAGATTTGACTTTGTAATATCACGGGTATCAAAATTCATCATATTTTTCTTAGAAAATATTCTTAATTCTTTTAGGAAATCGTACCAGCTAGTTTTAACAGTATCTGATTCATCAGTTATAAATGAATCATTGTAAGTTATTACTACCCCGTCTTCTTCATTAATAGTGATACTTACTTTACCTAGTATTCTTTCGCCTTCTTTAAAATCAAAGTCAAAGTAGCGAGCTGTTTTGGGGTCGTCAGTAACGACACCCTCTGCATCACCTATAGTAACTGATGGAAATCGGCCTCTAATCTTAGCAAATAAATTCTCTGATATTTTATCCATTGTGCTCATGTTATTATTTATCTGTATTGCGTCGTAACCATAATAGGCATTGGCGCTACAAAGTCCTCTGGTTGGTCGGAATCAGCTTGGTTAAATGTGTCATATACTCTCGGATCCCATGCTTTTAGTACAGTGATCATTCGCATTGTTAATATAGAAGCCATTACTAAGTCGTCAGTTTCGCCCGGTTTTGCTTTAAAGCTAGAACCAGCCGCAACAAACCCTTTAAGTTCAGTAATTAAAGGTTTACTGTTTATTTTCATTCTATCGTTTTCGATCATAGTCTTAAGTTTAGCACATGCACTTATTTTTGATATATGTGTAGTATTAAATCCTTTACGGAACTTACGAACATGTCCTTTTTTCATCGGTTCACTAACAAACATTCCTGGTATATTCTCTTCACCGAAATCATTAATAACAATAAGGGCGGCTTCGCCTATAGCATTATTTTCTACACTCCAGTAAATATTTTGTCCTGTTGTATTTCCAGTTTCTTGAAGATAAATGCAAATATCCTTCATAATTCTAATTTGTGCAGGGATCGGTGTTGTATTATGCCGCCACTCTGCAATTTGTATGTAAGTAGGTAATTCAATAACTTGAATTGCTGAGTAATCGCCACCAGTACCCATTGCAGGATCTAATGCTACTACATACGTTTTATCTCCTGATGGTTTTCCGTACCAACGAGTTTGACCCATATTAAGTACAGGATCTACTCCCTCTAATGTAGACAATTTAATTGAATTAATTAATGTTTCATCATAAACTAAGAATTCACAACCGTACTCACGCCTAAATCTTTCTTCACCAATACGGCCCACTTCAACTTTTGCCCAATCCTCATCTCTATCTGGATGAGCATCCCATGGAGCAGTATATCCATGAAATCCATTAATTCCTATTGGGTTCTCGTTGCCATTATCGTCAAATTTATTTTGCGATTCTTTCCATATAATTGCAAATGTATCTTCGTCGGAGTTTGGTGTTGATGTAATAATTGCACGACCACCTGTTGCTAGTGTAGGTGACATTGAAGTCCAAAATTCATCAGCAATACTAGGATTAACAAATGCAAACTCATCACAGTATAGTAAAGATATAGACATACCTCTACCAGTATTACCTGTAGTAGTAGCACTTACTAATCTACTACCGTTTTCAAATTCCATTGACCCTTTATTATAATTTGTAACGCCTGCCCGAATAAAGTCTGGACATAATTCATATCCGTAACGAACACGTTGCATAATTTCTTGGGCACCAGCAAATTTATGTGCGGCAATTAATATTGTTTGATCAGGATGGAACATAGCATACCATAAAAGATATGCAGAAGCACAAGTTGTTTTACCACTTTGACGCGGTAACATATTAACATTGAATCGATGATTATGGTAAGCACTTAATAGTTCTTCTTGATATTTAAAAGGTTTGAATAACATTTTACCTTCAACAGGATGTTGAATATACATGAAATTTTGTGCAAAGTGTAAATAACCTGTAACAGGATCCATACAGGCTTTTAAGTGCTTTATTTCGGCTTCACCGAACTTTTCACGTAAGTGAGCTTTTTTAGTTAATACGCCGTCTAAACTTTTTACCATACTAGTATTTATTGGCAAAAATAGGACCCGGAGGTCCTATTTGAGTTTAAAATATTTGGGAGGAAATATTAAAATTAATTTATGATATAACTACGGAAGTACCAGCCGCAACATCTGAACCTGTAACATCGATATTGTTTGGTCCAACTGTAGTGCCTAATCTTCTAATACGTATTTGCATATCTGCCGCTGAAGAATTATTATCCATTACTACATGAATAGTACCAGCCGCTGAATTAGTAACCATATACATTAATGGGCTTAATTCTTTCATAATGTATTCAGCCGCTTCTTCAACTGCATCATCTTCTGCTCTTAAATCTTGTGCAGTATTTGAAGCGTTCTGTATCGTTACTAAATATGCTTTTGCATTATGTCCGTAAAGTGTTCCTGCTGTAACACCTAGTCCGTTTGTTCTTGTAAAGCCTACCATTATTTTTTCCCTTTTTTATCTTTGATGGCTTTTTTCATTGGTTCTTTTTTATCGCCATCTTTGTCCATATCAAGAAAGTCTGGTTTTGTTTTCTTTTCTTCTAACGCTTTCCAAAGTACTTCTTTAATTGAACCTTCTAAACGAGTTAGCTCAGCCCTAATTGCCATTGGATTATCACCACCTGCTACTTTTGGATAAGATTTTTTAGGTCCGTTTAATCCGCCTGCTAAATCTTTAGTCATAAGTTTTGTATCACCATATTTTTCATCAGGTTCGTTAGCGTAGTCTTGTCCTTCTTCAGGACCGTCTGGGTCAGTTAATGAATCTCCAGCCGCCGCACCTACTAATGAACCTAAAGCTCCTCCACCTGTTGCGGCGCCTACTGCGGCTCCGCCAAGTGCGCCAACAATGCCTGAATCTACATCTTGGTCACATGGTGAATCGTCTTTACCTGGAATCCCAGGATCATCAGTGTGAGGTAATTTTAATAATTTAGGCTCACTATCCATATCTGGTTTATCAATTATACTTCTAAATTTTTCCATATCCATTCTTGGATTTGGATCGCTCATGTCTGATGCTGGTGCCGCTTTATCTAGCCCTGCATTCTGCATCATTTTTAAAAGCATGCCAACGTCATCAGCTGTGTCGCCGTTCATCATAATATTCATTGATGCTTGTTCATTCAAATCATTAGCTTTATTTAAGCTATCAATTTTTTTATATATGTCATTCAATTTCATCTATTTGCTCCCTAGAGGACTGGTTGTTCCTGGTTCACCCATATCGTGTTTTTGTTCTTTATCACTCAAGCCATCTGGAACTTGTTTATTTTCACGTTCAGATCTAACTTTTTCAAGATCTTTTAACAAGGCCATTACTCTACCGCCGCCAACTGTGACTTCTGGATTCGGAATAGCTGATTCCATTTCGGAACCTAAGTTAGCAGTATATACTTTATCATACTGTTCTCTATCTTGGTATTCTTCTTGTGGCTCACCTGCTCCCCTTACAATAACA